TTACGGTAAAGTAGCATAACCATCATTTGGTATTTTATTTAGCTCTACAGCCGCATAATGAGGCGGTAGAAGCTTTCTGTAATGCTCTAAAACATGTTGATAGTACCTGTTTTCTACTTGTCCAGCTAACCTTTTTAGTATAGACTCGCATTCTTGTACAGTCAGATGATTGACTTTTTTGTTTTTTTTAATTTCTGTCACACCATATAATACACTTTAGTATATTATTATAGTTTCATATCATCAAAATCATCATTTGATATATCAGTTTTTCTTGCTCCAATTTTATATGTAGAAATTTCTGTTTCTTGTGGTGCGACCTGAACTTTACTACTATCAAGATAGCTGTCTAGCCATCCAGATATAGGATTATCTTTCTGATTAAATATTTTTTTATAACCCAGACTGCGCAACCTAGCATCACAAAGCCATTTTGCATAACCCCCTAAAACCTCAGCATTTAATCCAAGTAAAGAGCCATCTTTAAACAAGTACTCTGCCCAAGATATTTCATTCTTTGCGGCTTGTTCATAAAATGCATAGATTTTATCTTCGCTTTTCTTAACTATAGAAGTAAATCCTTCTTTATCTTCTTCTCTTAATATCTTGATCAAGTTTTGAGTTGTAGCAAAATGTAAAGCTTCATCTCTTTGAATAAACTTAATAATTTTTGCATTACCTTCCATTTTGCCTCTATATCCAAAATAAAATGAACAAGCAAAACTAGCATAAAATACAAGGCCTTCCATTACATTAACTGAAAGTATGCAGTCGAATATTTTTTGTTTTAAATCTTTTTTATCATCATCGCCAAGTATTTTATTAAAATTATTTCTTATAAGCTCTGCTCGATTGACAATTTCCTTATCTTCCATAATACTATCAAAGAATTTACTAGCGTCTGGATGCACATTATTTAATAAATAAGAATAAGAATAACTATGAATTCCTTCAAATCTTTGCCACGTATTCATACAAATTTCAAGTTCTGGATTGCTTACATAATCCTTAAGAGAATGTATGCTTCTTGAAAGCATACTATCTCCAAGAGTTTGAAACTTAAGATTAGTATCAAATACAAATCTTTCTTGGCCAGCTAATTCTTTATAGTCGCTTCTATCTTTATTGAGAGCTATTTCATGAGGCCACCAAAAGAATTCTTCTTGTTTTTTGAATAATTCGAAAAAGACAGGATATTTGAATTTATCATATCTTTGCAAGTTTAAATCTTCGCCAAAAAATAATGGCTGTTTAGTATGGTCTATATTTTTTAAATTTAAAACACTTTTCATAGGTTATAATTTACACGCTCCAGAGGAGCAATCACGATCTTCTTTTTGATCTAATAATTGTTCCTTATCTCCATCATTACTGTTTAAATAATAAAGGCTAATTAATCCAAGGCTATACGCAAACATAATCTCTTTCATAACTTTCGCATCTGGAAGAACATTGTTTTCATAATGAGAATAATTATAGTATACATTAGTTGATATAGCCATGTCAATATATTTTTGTATAATTGCATTTACTTTTAATAATCCAGAATTATCTTTAAAATCATAAGCAAGTTCGTAATTACCTTCATATTTTCCTATTCCTGGAACTAATACTGGAAGCTTACCCATTTTGCTCATTTTATAAGTAATTAAGCTTCTGATAGGTTCAACTCCATTTGTTGAAGACTGAATAACAGAACTACTCTCACAAGGCATGCAAGCAGATAATGTTGAATGCCTTAGTCCATGTTCTTTAATTTCTTTTCTAAGAGATTCCCAATCAAGAGATAATTTTCTCTTGCAAATTTCATCTACTTTATCTTTATAGGTATCAATTGGTAATATGTCTTTTGCATATTTTGTTCTATCAAATTTTTCACATTTGCCTTTTTCTTTAGATAATTGAAGACTAGATTTTAATAGATAGTATTGAAAATGTTCCATCCACTCATCTAATACTGGAAGAGTCTTGTCAGAATTATATTTTAATTCATGTTTAGCAAAATAAGCTGCAAGATTAGTAACACCTACTCCAAGGCTACGACGTTTTTTAGCAAAATTTTCAGCAGCAATATTAAAATAATCTTGAAGCTCAATGATTTCGTCAAGAAATCTTACGATAAGATCGCAAGTCTTTTCAAGATCTTGCCAGTTTTTAATTTCTAGCATATTAACTGCCGAAAGGATACACATTCCAATTTCGCCTTCTTTATCATGATAATCATTTAACGGAATAGTTGGATGAATAACCTCTGTACAAAGATTGCTCATGGTAACTTTATCAGACCAAGCTCCATGTTCATTAGCATGATCTACATTTAAAATATAAATTCTTCCTGTTTCTACTCTTTCTTTGATTATTAATGAGAAAAGTTTACGAGCAGGTACTTTCTTTTTGATTTTTAATTTTTTGTTTTCGCATTCTTTATATATTTTATCAAAGTTTTTTGTGCCCCAAGCTTCATATAATTCTGGAACTTCTGCATTATTAAATAAAGTTACATCTTCATCTTTTAGTACTCTATCATAGAAAAGCTTGCTCATTCCAACTGTATAATCTAATTTACGAACTCTATTATCATCTGTGCCAGCATTATTCTTTAAAACAACAATATCTTCAATTTCATAGTGCCACCATTGAATATTGCAAGTTGCACTGCCTCCTCTTAAACCATTTTGTTGCCATGCTTTAACGCTGCTCTCATAAATTTTTAAAAATGGAATCAAACCAGTATGCACAACTTCACCATTTTTAATAGGAGATCCAAGCGCTCTTATTTTACTTACATCAATTCCAATTCCACATCTATTTGCAGTAGCCATACTGACAGCAGTAGCACTAGCCGTAATACTCTCTCTTGTATCATCTACTCCAATAAGACAACAACTAGCATAATTTCTACTATTAGTTCTTACTCCTGCCATTACTGGTGTGGGTAGATTGATTTTATGTTTACTAATAGCATCATAGAATTTTCTTACATAATTTAATCTTGTTTCAACTGGATAATTTATAAAAGCATAAGCAGCTATTAGTATATAAGCGAACTGAGGAGTTTCATATATTACGCCAGTAGTTCTATTTTTAATTAAATATTTATCACATAATTGTTTTATACCAGCGTAAGTGAAATTATAATCTCTATCATGATCTATAAATTCGCCTATTTTATTTAGTTCATCTTCGCTGTATTTGTCAAGAAGAACTGAATCATAAGTTTTATTTTTTATACCATTTTGTATAAATTCTATTAATCTTGGAGCGTGTTTACCTTTCCAGACTTCTTTTCTTAATTGATAATTCAAGAGTCTGCTTGCTACATATTGGTAATTTGGACTAGATATTGATATAAGATTTGCAGCACTTTCTATTAGTAGTTTATGAATTTCTTTCGTGCTAATTCCTTCGTGCATATTAATTTTAGCATTAATTTCTATATCAGTTAAACTTACTCCACTATAACCATCTATAGCCCATTTTATGACTCTATTTATTTTTTCTATATCAAATTTTTCAGATACATTGTTTCTTTTTTTAACTAAAATTTCTTTACTCATAATTCGGGCTAGACTCTATATTACAGCGTTCTTTAAGATAAAAAAAGGAAAAAATGCTCTGTTGTTAACAAAAAATCTGTTTTTACTTTTTTAAGTGTATTTTGTGATTAACCTTATAAAGAATGTGTAATAATTGATATGCCAAGAACTCTACAGGTAGAAAGCATTAATAGTTCGTCCACAGGTTTAGATTTACAAACTTCAAATACTAGTAAATTATTTATTAGAAATAGTGATGGATTTGTTGGAATCGGTATTGCTAATCCAACTTCTAAATTTCATGTGTATGGTTCAGGCGCAGATATTAGGCTAACAGATACAGGAGTCACTAATGCTGAATGGAGAATATTAGCTCAGACAGGAAATACAACAAAATTATTTAGAATTTATGATGCAACTCAAAATCTTGATAGATTAACAATAGACTCTAGTGGAAGAGTAGGCGTTGGTGGATTGACTTCTATGAAAGGAGCTTTGCACGTTTCAAACACTCTAATTGGATCTGACACTGGACGTCAAGTGGTATTTCCATTGAACTTAACAATAGGAAACGGTGGAAGTGATTATGCTTGCATTAGTTATAATGGAGATTTAAGAACTGCTAGTAATAACACAACAGGAGTAAGATATTTAGAGAACGATTCAGTTTCTCAATTATCTTTTTCTGGTAATGGAGGTTTTATATTTAGAGGCGCTGCACCTGGAACAGCAGGTAATACTGTTACTTTAACAGAAATTTGCAGAATGACCAGAGGAGCAGGAACAACTGGTTCTGTTAGTATTGGCACTACAGACGAAAGCACAAAATTAAATATTGGAAGTGCTGGATTTGCTATTAGTACAACTACTCCTGGAGCATCAGCTTATGGTGGTATTCATTTTTCAGGTATAACTACAGCTGATAATGCAAACGGTATAAGTTGGAATGGAAATACTTATGGCACACAAGCTGGAATTTATGTTAGAGGTAGCGGGGCTTATGGGACTCAAATGTTTTTAGCTACAACAGATAATTATACCACAGGCGCACAAACAAGAATGACCATTTCACATAGTGGCAAAGTAGGCATTGGAACTGTTGCTCCTGAAGATCAACTTCATGTAGGTGGTACTGGTAGAATTAATCTTATGTTAGGCAGTAGTGTTGCTACAGATAGTATTGCTGGTATTTATTGGCATACTACTGGTAGTACTAATTATGCAATACATAGAACAAGTGGACCATGGATACCTAACGTATATCAACAATTAAGAATAAGCTTTGATACAGGTATAATTTTAGATACTAGAAACGAATATGACAGAAGCTTTGTGCAAGTAGATGGAACAGGTTTAAGAGTATCAACAGGAAATATTGGGATTGGCACTACTACAAAGACTTTAAATTATAAATTAGATATTTATGGTAGTGCTTGGAACAATTGTCAAAGAATATATTCTAGCGGAACCTCTTCTGGCATAGATTTTTGGGATTCAGCTCACCTCCCCGTTGCCAGAAAAGGAGCAGTGTATTCTGATGGTTCCGGCTTTGGTCTTCTTAATCATGCCGGATCGTGGGGATTAAGAATTAATTATGGAACACCAAATGTTGTTATTCCTAATGGATCTTTAACTGTAGCCAGAGATATTCTTATAAATGCTAATTATGGATATGGTTTAGTTGGATTATATGATAGTGTAAGATTTCAATCTGTTTTCGCTATGGGTCCAGCATATACAATGACAGCAGATGGGACTAGTCTGAGTGCTGGAACGGGTAATGGTAATTTCTATGGTATAGCTTGGAGTCATCCAAATGTCGGAGGTCAAGGAGCTAATCTTTCTACTCATGGTCAATTAATTGTTGTGAATGGAATTACTCAGACAGCTTTGTCTTCCAATATATGGTGTATTGGAAATATAACAGCTTATTCTGATGAGAGAGTAAAAACAAATTGGCGTAATTTTGATAATAATTTTGTAGAAAAATTAGCTAAAGTAAAAAGTGGCATCTACGATAGAACAGATATTAATGAAAAAGATAATGGAATTAAAACTCAAGTTGGAGTATCTGCTCAAAGCTTAAGACAAGTAATGCCTAATGCAGTAACATCTAATAAAGATGGAGAATTGTCTGTTTCTTATGGAAATGCTGCTTTAGCATCTTGTGTAGAACTAGCAAAAGAAATTTCGAAATTAAAAGAAGAAATAGCTAAAATAAAAGAAAATAAATAATTTATGGCTCTTCCATCTTCTGGACCAATTAGTTTAAATGATGTTAATGTAGAACTTGGATTAGCAGGTTCTACGAATATTAATATGAATCAAAGCTCTGTACGAGTATTATTCAAAAAGACTGCAGACCAATCTATCATTAGTATGAGTGATGGTTATGGTCAAGCTAGGATGCCAAGTTCAATAGAAGTTTTAGTTGTCGCAGGAGGAGGAGGAGCAGGAAGTGGTGGAGGTGGAGGTGGAGGAGTATTACCTTGGTTTAGTATTACCCCTACTGCCGCTTTAAATTATTCTATTACAGTTGGAGCTGCTGGTCCTAGCGTGGGCACAAGTAATACAGGTAATGGAGGAGACAGTCAATTTACTTCTTCATACGTTGCAATTGGTGGTGGTGGTGGAGGATATGGAGGCGCAACATGTAGTTATACTGGTAGAAATGGAGGGTCTGGTGGCGGATCTCAAAATCCATGTAGAGGAAGCAGCGGTAGTCCTGGATTTGGATATACAAATACAACTGTAGGCCAACCAACTTATAATATTGTTCAAGGAAATAGAGGTGGATATGGTAGAGATTATGGTAATTTCCCTTACTTATCTGGCGGAGGAGGTGGTCAGTCAGGAAGAGGAGCAGATGGAAGCTCTAACGAAACTAGTGGAGGAGCAGGATATACAATAGACGCAGAAACTAGAACTGTGCCTCCATTTAATACTGTTATAGCTGCTTACAATACTGTAACAACAACGGTTGCATCTGGGGGTGGATTAACAGGACATACAAGTAATGGAGGAATTGGCGCAGGAGGAGCTAGTTATGGCACAAATGCCACTATGTTTGGCTGTGGAGGATATAATTATGGCGTGGGTAGATCAGGAGTAGTTGTGATTAGATATACAGGAAATAATATAGGTACTGGCGGAAATAATATAACGTATGTTTCAAGTAGTGATAAAACTTATCATGTTTTCACTAGTGCAGGTACATTTAGATTTCCATAAGGTAATTTTATGGCGCATTTCGCTTTATTAAATGATAAAAATATTGTTATTGATGTTATAGTAGTTGATAACAAAGATATATTAGATTCTAATGGATTAGAGAGCGAAGAAATTGGTATTAAATTTTGTAATTTATTGAAAACTGGAAAATGGAAACAAACATCCATAAATAAGACATTTAGAAAAAATTTTGCTAATATAAATTCTTCTATTTATGATGAAGTAAGAGATGCTTTCGTAGACAATCAACCATATCCTTCTTGGACGTTAGATGAAGAAACTTGCACCTGGAGAGCTCCTATTCCAAATAAATATGAAGAATATTTAAAAGAATATAAATCACTAGGTGCATCAGCTTTTTGGGATGAAGAAAACAAGAATTGGATATATAGAGGACCTAAAATTTATTCAAAAGAAGATTTATTAAAAATTCAAATACCAACAGCTGTAGATGGAACTTTACCAAATACTGGATATTTAAATTATACAGGAATTTATCCTGGAGATTAGATTTTACTATTTCTCAATATACCAGCTATATAACTATCTACTTGATGATTTGAAGCAATTTCTATTGTAGATTTAACATTGCCTTCGTTCTTATCTACTGGATTTTCTACATAATTACTTGCACTTTCAATCCATTTATCTGAACTCTCATTTATAATAATCATTTTTGTAATATCATCCACAATGCTTTTTTGTTGTTTATTTAGTCTTTTAATACTAAATTTTTGCTTAATTAAATCTGTTACATGATCTTCTAGTTTAGAAGCTAATGCAAAATTTTCACTTACTTTTTTAGCACTAAACTCTGCTTTAGATTGTTGGCCTGTACCAATTGGGCTAACATTTTTTGTTGATTGTGGAGAACTACTTCCAGCTGGTCTTCCAGCTTGAGGCTGACTTCCACCAATAAGAGGAGTATAATATCCTTGATCGCGTAGTTCTTTATATTTAATTTGGCTTTCAAGCGAAGCTTCTGGATCAGGAAGGCGACCAGTTTCAATAGCTGTCAGACCTTCTTCTGGAGTTAATACTCCAAGTTCAACAAGTCTATTATAAATTCTAGCATATTGAATATCGTCTTTAAGATCAATATCTTCAAAGTAAGGAGTAGGATAATTCTTAAATCCTAGACTTTTACTAATACGAATAATTTCTGGGAAAAGAAATTCATTAATGAAAGCTTCTCTAGCTTGTTTAAGTCTTTCAATAAAGACTTGTACTTTAATGCTTTGATTAGCAAATTTTTCATCACCAATAAGAATATTATTTAATCCAATTTGAATATCACGATCAATTACTTCGTATTTTTTTGGGTCAAGTAAGTCAGCTATAGCAGGAATTACAAATTGTGCTTTAGTAGTATAATCTGCGATTAACACACGGCCAACACTTTCATTTTGAAAAAGTGATTGCATCGCTTCAAGATTCTTTTGATTAACTCCACCTTTATCTGGATCGGTGCCCATTGTAACAAGAAGAATAGCTTGCTGAGTAGTTCTTGTGACTGCCATATCCATTTTACGCATCTCAGCTTTAGCATTAATATCTTCAAGAACTGGATATCCCATTGGAACTGCAAATGGTTCGTAGTCTTGTTTTTTATAAAAAACTGCAACTAATCTATGAGTGTCAAGAGGCATAGTAGCAGTATTAGCTTTCTTTTGAATACTATCTTTTACTTCTTGAGGAAGAGAATCGTAAACTTCTTTATCTTCATCTGTTCTTGGATGACGAAGTCTTTCAAGTTCATAATCACTTAATACTTTATAGAATCTATTTGTAACAAAACTAATATTACCACCAATTTGGACATCTGCAGGATTAATGATAATATAACGCGCAGGGAGTATAACTGAAGCAGCTTTACTAACTCCAAAAGTTTGAGTAATTTTAATTAAATCATCTTCTTTAATGTTAGTATCAAAGCGATATATAAATACATTTCCAGAGCGATAGTATTCGCGAAAAAATTTATCTTGGAAACTCCATAGATTAATTTTATCAAATAATGCTTCAAAAAAATCACGACTCTTTTGGCTACCGCCTTTAAAATATATTTTGCTACTGCTAAACTCTGTCATTAAATCAACTGTGTTTCTAAATATAGCAAAATTATAATAGCATTTTTGACATAAAATAACAGCGTCTCTTATGTCCATATTAGAAGCACTATAAATATTGTTAGCTGCTCTATTAAATGGTATTAATCCATTCGATATATTAGAGTATTTATCTGTTCTCTCTATAGTACCAGCTCTGTTTCTACGAGCTTTATCACTAGCTTTTATTTCTTTAAATCCAGATCCAGCCATAAGAGGCTCTGTGCTAGTAGTAAAGTTAGTTAGTTTTGGGTTATTTTCGTCTTTTTTAGCCATTTTTAGTTATTTTTAAAAATTACACCTATTTATAACATTATAGGTCTAAATGTTTCATTTTCAACTTTATCTTGTACTTTAGCCATATCAAAGAAAATTTTACTTGCCCAATTTCCCAACATAAGAGCTGTATATCTGTCTTTTCTAGCTCTGTGTGCGCTGGTATTTCGTTTAAGGTGTTGAGGCAAATCAAATGATTGGATTCCACGGCTTGTACTTCTTACTTCTATAAGATTGCATTCCTTTTTAGTACCATATATCATATCATCTTGATTTTCCACAAAATCTATCAAATTATCAAAACCAGTTGTTTCAATATTTAGATTCGAACCCGTGACTCTTCCAAAAGCTTCTCCATTAGCACATATACGGCTAGCAAACCATATCTTTTTATGATCTATAGATGCTTGTAGATATTCATTTCCTTTGCGTATGAAATCAGTAGTAAACATCTGTTTAAAACAAATTCTTTTTGTTTCTTTATTGTATTGTCTTTTTGCATCTTTAATCATGCGATCATACTCAACGCTTTCAGTATCAGAGTTAACTTCAAAGAATTTTAATTCTATTCCAGACTTGCGGAATAATTCATTTTCATTTGCAGAATCAATAAACTGATAACCTGCATTATCAATGATAACCATATCTACATTAAAGTTTGTCATAAGATAATGAAAGTATATTATATGATTCTTTAAATCTCCACCAGCTACAGCATAAGAATGTACAAGTATGCCATCTTTCTTTTCTTCATCCAATTCAATAATACTCATAGCAAAATAATCTGAGCTTGGACTATTACTAAAACTAGGATCAATAGCGAGTATATATTTTTTATCTTTATCGCCATAAATTTTTGAAGTAGGAGAATCACCATCTGGTATAGTACATTCATGCATTTTTTTAGCTGAAAAATAACTATCACTACCATCTGTAAATTGAGCGCAATATTCTCTAAGAAATCCACTATGACTTAAGCCACCAGCTTGAGCTTCTTCAATAATTGTTTTATCAACCATTTCTTCTGGCAAAGCTTCGTATCCCATTTGGCTTACAAAGTATGTAGCATCTTTAACCGCTTCTTCAGAATAAATATTTGCAATCCACTCTTTGTATGTCTTGTAAAGGTTCTCGAATGTATAACTAGCAGAAGATAATGCTATCATCTTTGATTTATTTGGAAATACCATTCTGTCTTCTTCTTTCATTATACCTTCCTGTATAAGTTTATCTTCCATTTCTCTAATTTGAATACGCTCTTTCATATTCTGTGGCGCTACTAAGAATGGCATCAATACATTTTTAATGATATCTTCTGGTATAAGTAAAAACTCGTCAAGCACAAGAACATTAGCTCGAAAACCTCGGACTTTTTCACCATTGAGAGGAATAGCCACAATATTACCGCCATTAATCTCCCATTCAAATAGATCGTTTCTTTTGCTTTTAATACCAAAAGCTTGTTGTAGTAATTGAGCTTCTTTGCTATTAACAATTTTTTCTAAGTTAGTAAAAATATTTCTAGCTGTTCGAAATGTTGGACCAGCAATTAATATTTTTGAATTAGGTTCAAATATGCATTGTAAGAAACAATATACGCTTGCAATAAATGATTTAGAACATCCTCGGCCCCATACGCACATATTAAAATTACGATTAAAAAAAGCTTTTAAATTAACTTCTTGATAAGGAGATAATTTTATTCCACTAATTAACTCCGTAGTTAATCCTAGATTTGCTCTTAAAAATTTAGCTAAACTTACTTTAGCTTCTTTATCCAGCATGGGCCCTTTGATTTGCAATAACTGTTTATTGATGTCTATTAAATCTTTTCTAATATATTTTTCTGGACAATGCCACATACTAAATTATACCCAGATCAACTAATAATTGCAAATCATATTTTTTATGAAAGCAATTGCCAGTCAATATTTTGACAAGCAATTCAGAAGCCTTTCTTCTGCCATCAGCAAATACAAATTGTATATTATCATATCTTTGATTTAATTCTCTTACTCTATGAAATATAAACTCTGGAGTAGCTTTAATCTTTTTGGATATATGAGGTAAATAATTAAATGAGAGAGAATCTGCTAAAGACTCTTCAATTAGTATTACAAGGTAGTAATTAGCGTTTTTAGCTCGTTCTATCTCATTATTAAATCTATCGTAACCTGCACTCATAGTGCCGATGAAATCAGATAAATTCTTTCTTTCTATAGCTGTAAAGCAACACTTTTCAATATCATTTAATGTATAGTCTCCAAAATCTAATTTAACTACTTGTTGCTGATATCTAAATCTTAAAGGATTTTGCTCTCTAGTATCAATCATTATTTGATATTTGTCAGATTCTTCAAATTTTAACTCTTCATTATTATATTTTTGAAATTTATTTTTCAAACCAATATCTTCACATATTTTATAATAATTTAATTTATATTTATTAAAAGTAACAATGGAGGGCATAATTAAAGACCTTAATTCTACTTGAGTTGGAGAATAAATAAGATTCTTTCTTTCTTTTCTTTTAAGCAGTAAACCTTTTAGAAACTCTTCTAACTTTTCTGGTTCTAAATTTTTTACATAAGCTTTTAGATTATTTTTATTATTAAAATCATCTATAAAATATTGATCTTTATTTTTAAAATTAATCATCTCTCCAGACAAAATGTCATGTCTTGGATAATACTTTTGATAATATTTTGCAGTAGTTATTTTATGAGCTTTTAAATGCAGATGAAGAAATTTATCTACTGCAAAAATTTCATTACAAATTTTACATTCAATTTGCATTTCAGCCGTTCAAGACTTCATCCTTAGATATACCCATAATTCTAGCTTTAACTTCATCTATGGTACTTAGTCTTTCTACTTCTTTAGCAAGCAATTCTTTACGCATCTCTGCTAATCGGATCATTTCTTTTCTACTTTCTTCTTCTTTCCAAAGTTCAACAAGATTTAATATTGATGCATTTTCTTTTACTTGCCTACTTAATCTTTCGCTTCGTTTTACTTTAAGATCGCTTAAAAGTTTCTGTTGTCTAGTAACAGATTGATTATATTCATTTCGAGCAGTGCTAATAGCTTCTACGAGAGACATTGAAATTCTATCTCCAGATTCTACAGCTTGATCAAGTTGTAACTGAAGAGCTTGGATTGTTTCTTGTATATTAGATGATATAACCACCTCTGTAGCAAGAACAATATATTGATCTACTTCCTCTTGAGTAAGATCATTTTTATCAAAAGTGTATCTTATAAAACTACTCTCAAATAATTCTCTTTCACTTTCGTCCTGATACGTATTAATTTGATGTAAAAAGCGATACGTATGAAGATATCCAATTAAAGATTGTATATCTCTTTTTTGTTTTCCTGTTAATTTAGCCTCATCAATACCTTCATGAACATATTTATTAATTCTAGCTAAACATCTATTTTGGGTTGTTGGAGGTTTATAATTTCCTTCTGGTATTTCATTAGGATTAGAATATACTATTTTAGTATCTAAAGTTTTAATATATTCGCCCACAGTTCTTGTTTCTTGGTTTAAATTTGTAAGATCATTATTTTTAAATATTATTCTAGCCATCTCTACAGCTGTCATTGTGGAGCAATTATTACTTACATATTCTTTTTGCTCTTCAGTAAGCTCAATTAATCCTTTAGCTTCATATTCATGGCTTTTTTTTGGAATGATCTGTCTTGAAGCAAGATAATTTTTAATTAATTTGCCTTGCTGACTTCGACCATCAAATCCTTCTCCAAATATTAATTTAGTTAATTCTGCAAGAGAAGGAGGATTAGAAGGTCTAGAATTCCATTCATCAAGAATTTTCTTTTTATGATCATCTGTTAAAATTACATCATTCATTGAATGTCTATTTCATCGCTATAAATATATTTTTTTACTTTTGTCATTATAGTTTTTTTAATATTCTGTACTTGCTTATATCCAGGAGCACGATTTTTTTCATTAGTTTTGTAACCCATGCTTGCAGCGACTTGATCTTCATCCTTGTGTTCAATATATAAAAGTTTATATACTTTCCATTCAGTTGGTTTTAATACTTGCTGCATTTTACGATGGATGTTATTTGCACTCTCTTCAATATTAATTTTACCATCTTGCATCTCATGAACTTCTTTAGTATGATTTTCTAAAGCGAGTGGTAATTTAGTATCATGCGCGTTCTTCTTATTCTTTTCCCAAGCAGCATAAAGTGGACAAGCATTACATTGTTTGCCATAAATATTACAATGTTCCTCATTTTCTGCAGCTGCACACTTTAAACATGGACGAGAATAATTTCCGTAATTATTACGAATAAGATTTTTGATTTGATTACTAACAATTCTATTAATCCAAGGAGCAAGTGGCTGTTTTGGATCATACATATTCCATTTTTTATGTATATGTATTCTTAAAATTTGTGCAACATCATCAAAGTCCATCCAAGCAAGTGATGTTAAATTCCACTTATGCTTTCGCTTGTAGATTTCAGTATTTATTTCGTTGAATTTATTTTCAAATGTTGGTTTTTTCACGCATCTTCTGGTTCTTCATCAGAAGCTTGATAATTTTGATTTCCTCTGCGTAAAGTACCTGCTTCTTTTTGAAATTGTTTTAGAAATTCTTCTTTAGAAAGATTTTCATCTGTCTGCCTAAAATCAATATTAACCTTTTCCCCTTTAGCTAAATCTTTTAGTTTTTCGCCTCTAGGTTTTTGTATTTCTATATCCCAATTTAAATTGCTGACTCTTGGTCTAGACTCTTGAATAATTTTTATTTGCGGTTGTGCACTAATTTGTACTTTTCCAGAAGCTATATTTGCTCCACATTTTTGACAAAAATTGGGTTTAACATCATTATATTGGATTAGATTACCGCAATTACTACAATATATTTTTGGCATATGTAAGATTATAGGTTCTAAATATACTTTTTTCTAATTTTAAACTTTATTTACGTGTACTGTTCTTGGCAGATAGTTCTTCAAATTTTTCAATAATATAGCCAAGAATATCATTTCTCATAATATCATCTGTACCAAATTTAAATGTATATATTCCCTTATCTTTACTTTTCTTATCATCAAATAAATTATATATATTTTCAAAACCACTATTTTTAATATCTGATTGTCTAATGTCGCCAATTAGTATTAATTTACTAAATCTACCCATTCTCGTAGTTATTAATAGTAGATCATGTATACTTAAATTTTGAGCTTCGTCACATATTATATAACTGGCATTTATGCTTAATCCTCTAAGGAATCCTACGGGAAGACCCTTTACTCTTTCTTCCCTTAATAATCTCTCAACTTGTTGTTTTGGCAATAATTCATGTAATTTATCCATTAATGGTTGTAAATATGGGTCTAACTTGCTATGCAGATCGCCTTTTAAAAATCCAAGATTGTGGGTAGAACTCTCTACTGGATTACGTATATAGAAAATCTCGCCTATTTTCTTATCACTAAGGGTTTTTAAAGCAGAATATACAGATAATAAACTCTTAGCTGTGCCCGCTGGTCCCTTACAGAATACGACTTTTGTTTCTTTATTCTGTATTAATTCTATGAATTTTTTTTGGTTATGAGTCCATTGTAATTCGCGAACATCTAAAAAACCTTCAATTTTATCTCTTTGAGGAACTATTGGCGACTTGTCTTGTGACTTTTGCTTGTGTTTTTTAGACATTAAACTTTATATTCATATTTACACGAAATACTAAATAATGTGTAAATAAATTAACGATGGCATTTTTAAACGCTAACATACCCCCGATTGAATGTTTTGTTCGCGGAAATTACTTAAGAAATCAAAAGGATTCTCACGATAAATATTTTTCATGCCTAATCTTTGGAGTCACTAGTCTGCCAAGTCAAGTACCACTTTTTAATTTTTTGATGGAAGACGGTGGGATTTGGTGGCATGCACCTATTAGTGCGTTTTGCACAAAAGAAGGAACACTAGAGCAAGATCTTCATGAATTAGAACTATGGGATAGTTTTAGCTATCATATAGCCGTAACAAAATTCTCATTATTACAAAATAAAAAAATTAAATTTTTAGCTAGAAGTGGCAAAGAATATTTAGGAACCTATTTATTTACTTTAGATTGGGCTCATAGTGATTTCAATGAACTCAATTTTGGATTTAGTGAAAATCCTGGACAACATAAATGTGGGCATGTAATACAATTAGATAATGGTAATTTTGGAATACAGCCTAATAATAGAATCAAAGTATATGATCCAAATTATGTTACAAAACAAGGCCAAAATTTAATAGAGCGTAAAGTCAATAGTGAGATTTATACCGTAGAGAATTGCCCAAAATGGGTAACAGAAGATAATGATAACTATGAGTATAAAATAGAGGAGGTAAAAGAATGAATAAACAAATCAAAGTAACAAATAAGAATATTAAAGAAGGCGAATTAGCTAATCCAGAAAATTGTGCAATAGCTCGTTCTCTTAAAGATAATATTCGTAATCTAAAAACTGTTTCTGTTTTAGCAGATCACATTAAGATTAGTCTTAATAATGGTAAATCTTATCATGCTGAAATCCCAAAAGAAGGAACAAATTTTATCAAAAGATTTGATAGAGGACAAGCAGTAAGTAAGCTAGAATTAGATTTAAATTTTGTTTAAATTTAATCCTTAAACATCTCTGGATGTTTTTTGCCTTTACGCTTTTTGCTCCAGTCATCCCAATACTTCTTCTTGACTGGATCTTTTCCGTACATCTTTTTCCTAGCCTCAGATAATTCTTTGCTCTGATCAAAAAGATCTCCTAAAGTACCTCTCTTATTCTTGGTCTTTTCTGAAAATGTTTTAGAATCTGTTGATGAATCCATCTTTGTATCTACGCCCATCTGTGGGACAGTATATACTCTAAGCCATTTAACTCCTTTGTTATCAATATACTCATGGACATCATGAATACTTTGAATAATACTTTTAACTTCTTCAGTATCTGGATTCTGATAGAGATACTCAGGCATAACTTAATATGGAGTCAACCATTTTTTGATAAGTAAATTTATTTTGTAATTTTAAACCAGCTTGATTTACTCTATTAGATTTAACTCTTTCTACAGCTTTATCACAGGCGGAAAGGAATTCATTATGATTAAAATCAAAGATATTGCCTTGATTATATGGAGTACCTTTCTTAAAGAACAGGTTGTCATAAGATTGAATTTTACCGCTGGGATTTACTAGAACAGAATTTTCTTCATTAGCCCAGCTTTTATATGCATGAGCATTTAATATAACTCCATGCTTACCCAAGCATAGACTATTAAACTCTGGCAATCCCCAACCTTCGCCTCCACTCATGCCAATAATAACATCTGCTGAATTTAGATAATCATTATAAATGCTATTTGTAGGCATAAAGCCCAAGAAGTTAATATTGAAAAACTTCTGATTTTCTAAAATAGATGCAATTAGCTTCTGTTGATCCTCTGGTTTAATAAAGTGATTATAGATAGAGCAATTTAAATAGTAATCTTTTTTATTACCATATTTACTTGCCCAAGATTTAATTATTTTTGCATGATGCTTTCTTCTTTCCAATTTACCAACTACATTAAAAGTGATTCTGTCATTAAGAACTTTAGCAGTATCCTTTACGGAAAAACTATGAGAATCAAACGCTAATGGTAGATAATCAACATTTAAACTTCCACTATCTTCAAAAACTTTTTTCGTATATTCTGATGATACTAATACCTTGTGATTATTCTTTAGAATATTAATCTCTTCTGCGGTTGGAGAATCAAGCTCGTAAAATGATAAAAGAATTTGCTTATCACTATAAGACTCAAAAGATCCATTGATATGCCATAGTTTAAATATAGGATTTGATCTTTTGTGATCTTTTAGAGATTTATTAATACAATTCTGTATCCACTGTGAAAAATCAGAATCTACATTATAGACGCCAAGATCTGCTTGATTACCAATTAAAAATAGGCAAGGCTCCAGTTTTCTTCTGTAGAATTCTCTAAGAATACCAACTGAAACCTGCCCGAAACTTACAGCATTAACAGGTAAATGTAATGCTAAGTTTTTGCTCACAGAATATCTTCGTCTTCAAATTCCGATACAGTAACTGGTGCTTTCTTTTGAACAAGTTTTACTTGATTCTTTACTGGAGCTTTTGTTGAATCTTCAGAAGAAGTATTTCTTGGCTCAGATAGATATACTCTAAAATCTGGAGCTTTCTCATTATCCTTTTTACTCTTATTAGAGAAAACTATAACCTTAACTTCTTTTTGAGTACCAAGCTCATCGACTTTAATATATCCACTTAGATATGTTTGGGTCGCGCTCTTTCTCTTCCAAAGAGCACCTAGTTCTAACTTCGACCAATCAGTTTTGTTATTTTCTTTCATTTATTTTGTATCTCCTTATTTTTAAATTCTATCAAACAAATCCTTACTTGTCAATTTATTTTTTAATATTCGAACGCCTTTATTATGAAGATTGATTGCATTTTGAGTGCTCATATTCATTCTTTTACCAATTTTAGTCCACGTCTGATTCAAATCTGTTTCAAAATAACGCATATTAAATATTTTTGATATTCTTCTATCTTTTAATTGCTGCAGCAATGAATTGATATATTCTCTTAATTCGTTTAATTTTTCATTGTTATTATCTTTAGGTTGCGCTTTATCTATGATAAATTGAAGTTCAGGATAATTCATATATGTAAGATCTTCTTTTTTATTGATAGCGTTTAAACATTGATATCTTATTTGATTAGCTAACCAAGTAGAAAATTTAGTTTTTTTATTATTTTTGAAAGACTTAATAGTTCTATATATTATATAATCTTTTTGCTGATATATTTCATTTACATCTATATTTTTAATATTAAAAGATGCAATATATTTTTTATATATTTTAAAACATATCGGCGTATGTCTATTTATTAATATCTTTAAACTATCTTCGCAGTTTTCTTTTTGGACTTTTCGTACTAAATATTTATCAGTTTTATTTTCTAAATTTTGCATAGTATTTTATAAACCCTTTTACATTTTCATTAAGATGATTATCATCTAAAGCTTTATGATTGGGTTCTACAGTATTCCATCTTATAGAATAATCAGCTTTAGTTTTTAACTTTTCATTATTAATAGATTCTTCTTCGTTAGCAGGTGGAATTTCATCATTTCCAAACATCCGAGTAATATGTACTAGCGCCCCATTGTTTTGCTCTTTCAACCAAAAGAACTCATCTTTTGGGTAAATGTCATATCTTACATCTGTAACAACAGGAATCTTATCACTCCTTAATATTTCATTAATTTTCTTTTGAGCTAAGCAAGTCCAATAAGTTCCTTCAGTTTGTTGTCTTTTTATTTTTCCGTATTCTACCATTAAACCACGAATTAGGTTTTTTTCTTTTGTATCGTCTGTAAATACAGATATTCCTATTTTAGATTTCAAAAAATCATCTAAGTCTTTTTTTAATTCGAAAGCTAATGCAACTTGTTCTACTTCCGGAATATATTTTTTTAATATATTAAAGAACGTATCTTTGCCAGATCTTGCACATCCAGAAACCCCAATAATTTTATTTTGCATTAGTAGTATATACTACCACATCTTTTAGACTTTGTCAATTACATTTTCATTTCCTTGGTTAGTTGTTGTATTTAAAGAAGCTAAAAATATTAAATTTCTTATATCTTTTTCATTAATATTTCTGGTATCACAATAATCTCTTTTATCTTTTATCTTATCGCAGAAATCATTTATAACTTTGCCTATCATATTACAAGTAAAACCACTGAGAGTAATGTTTTGATCAAATGAATTTAAAGGTTTTTTTAATATATAAATTCTTTTTTTATTATAGTTATGAGATTTTACAAAATCATTCTTCTCTAGATCTTCTAAGGCCAGTATAAAAGCTATCTTATCTTCATCTGGAGTTTCGGATATTTGCATCAAGTCTCTGTAGTCTTCTTCCATGCAAAAAGACTCTTTTTTATTGAAATGTTCTATAATCTTATTTGCAGCCTCAACAATAGTCATCCAGTTATATTATATAAAAATACTTGCATTTTTATAATAAAAATGTTAAGATATTTAAATATGGAAGCTCTATCGAATATAATATTATTTAGTATATTTCTTTACTTAATCTTAAACAACTGTAGGGGTCTTAATGGAAAATAGAATATCATTTGATCAAATGGCAATTAAGATAGCTATTACTGCATCTAAAAGATCAGAAGATCCTCATAAGAAAGTGGGGGCTTGTGTATTAGATAAAAATGGCAGAGTACTTGGAGTTGGCTATAATGGGATTAGGACTGGTCATACGAAAGGCCAAGATTTTTGGAGTGATAGGGAGAATAGAAGAAATTATATAATTCATGCTGAAGTAAATGCCCTAGCTAATGTTGATATTCATAAGGCATATCTTTTAGCTGTTACTCTTTTACCTTGCCCAAGTTGCGCTAATATGATAGCATCACACAATATTTCAAAAGTTTTATACTTAGAAGATTACGAAAGAGATTGCATATCTAAAGATGTATTTAAATTTCACAATATTAATTTAATAAAATATGAATCCTGAAATTAAATTTAAAAGATTATACGACAAAGCAAAAAATCTTACAGAAGATCATGATGAATTTATATATTCTATATCTAGTGCTGAAAGATGTTATATTCCACCAGGAGAAAGAAAACTTATTAAAACCTTTTTAGAGATAGAGGTTCCAGAAGGATATTTTGGTTTGGTACAATCTAAAAAAGATTTATATATTAAAAATGGACTATATGCATTTTCAGAAATTTTATTACCATCTGATAAAAAAGAATTGGAATTAGCGGTAATGAATGTTAATATACCTAAAGGTCCAATTATGATGTCAGATCATGAAAGATTTTTTGGAGAAAAAACTAAAATTGATATTTATGTCGGAGATAGAATTGCTTGGCTACTTATATTTCCTATAACAAAATACTCAATAAAAGATACAACATGAAATATATATTATTATTTTTAATATTTGTAAATTCTACTTTTGCGCAATATCAAGAAGCTTATATAACAAGAACAACATCTACAAATAGCGTTTTTCCTCGACAATTTCCATCAATGACTATTAGAAAGATGAGCGACAAGGAATATTGGATATTTGAATCTTTTGGTACAAACACAATTTTTCATAGACAATTTCCAACTTATATCGTTCGTAAAGAAAACTATGGAATCAATCATCCAAATCAAAAATGGGGAGTTTATAGAACTACAAGTACTAATAGCGTTTTTCCTAGACAATTTCCAGATAGATATATTTCAGCTTTAGAACCCGCAGAAGAAAAACCCACAGATAAACTAATCTATAATCATACTTCAATTGAGCCTAGACAACAAAATATGAAATCAAGCGCAATAGAAGGCTCTAGCTATACATATTCAAAATCATTAAGACGAGATACCAAGCCGTCTTATAATCCAGAAACACCAGAATGATTCTTGACGCAATTTTGGCATCTTTCTTTATATCTTTCGTTTTATTAGTGTGGTTTCAGACAAATGTTTTTGTTGAATATTTTTTCTTTTTACCAATTGTTAAGCAATACAAAAAAGCTCAAAATGCTGGAGTTGTAAGTTCTTTCGTAAACTTTTTATCTATTAACTATAATTGTTTTTTTGTGAGATTAGTTACATGTACCTATTGTTTAAATTTTTGGTTAGTATTGCCATTTGTATATTTTATAGATTTAAAATTTTTTGGCTTGATTTATATATTAAGTATAGTATACTTTAAAATAATACTACTATTATCAAAATATGAATCCAGATAAAGACACACTTTTAATAGAGCATCACTGGGAATTAGTTATAATGATCCATTCCTATAACCTTAAAGGTATAGATGGACAATTGAAGATTTTTGCTGAACTCTATGAAAAAATTTCTAAAAATCCGTCATGCCCTTGCCATAAGAATTCTATAGCTTATTTAGATAATATTAGAAATAATTTAGATAAGTTTTTAACAAAAGAAGACATACAAAAGATTAAGAAAGAGGAAGAAGTGCAGATTATACATGTGAAAAGAAAGGATAAGTCTATCTTAGAGTTTTAATATGAAAATACACATTGAAGAAGGATTAGGCTATGATGATATAGCGTTATTACCAAACTTTTCTAATATAGCATCTAGAAAAGAAGTCAGCACAATCACAAAAATATGCAAGAACAAATATATTGATATACCGATTATTCTTTCTCCTATGGATACAGTATCTTCTGTTAAGTCTTGCATAAAAATAAATAAAATTGGCGGCGCTGGAGTATTGCATAGATTTATGACTCCAGAGCAGCAAGCTAATAAATCAAAATACATAAAAGACCAGAGTAATTTTTGTATTAACGCAATTGGTCTAAAAGATTTTCCGACAAGGTTGCCAATAATTGCACCATATACAGATATATTTTTCTTAGATACAGCTAATGGATTATCTCAAAATGTAGAAGATTTGCTTATATGGTATAAGCAATCTTCTTATACCCAAGATATTATTGTAGGAAATACTCTTACAAAAGAAAGCGTTTATCGTCTTGCAAATTTAGAGGCGGATGGATTTAGACATCTAATCGGCCCAGGAAGTATGTGTCTTACTCAGATTAAGACTGGTATAGGATGCCCTAGCATTACAGGTCTATACTATGCATGGAAAGCTGTTAGAAACTTTCAACTAGCAAATTTAGATTACTTTAGACATGAAAATCCTAAAGAAGAAAGTAGACCAAGTATTCTTGCAGATGGAGGAATTAGAAACCCAAGAGATTTAGTTAAAGCTGTTGCAGCGGGTGCAGATGGAGCGATTTGCGGTAGAATATTTGCAGGTTTAGCAGATATCGTAGATGAAGAAAACATAATAGAAAAAGATGGCAAATTATTTGTAAAATATAGAGGAATGGCAAGCAAAGACGTTGTTGAAGATTATGAATTATATGACGGAACCAAAAAGAATCTTTTTGTTGAGGGTGACAATACTCTTATTCCTCTTATAGAAAACAAATCATTAGAGGATGTTGTATATGATTTTGTAAATGGTCTTAGAAGCGCGATGAGTTATCTTGGTTTTAGATCGATAGAAGAAATGAGAGGTGGAATTTGGACGAATAAGATTAAAATTGTAAAAGTTAGCTCTAACAGCATGTATGAAAGTTTTGCGCATGGCAAAATATGA